TATCTACTGCATATGATGTGGTAGACCATACATTAATCTTTTTCTTATATAATTTCTTATGCAGAGTATCCTTGTCTACAATTACATACTCGATAATCTTGTCTACCTTGTGGTCTACGCCTTCTATAAAGATTCTTAACAAATCCCCTACCTGTAATACTTCAAAAGCTGTATCTAGGAATCCTAGTTTCTCGATATCTTCTAAAGTATCTTTACTTGTCATGTAGGTGAAGGTATTATTTCTATTACCTACGTTTGTGTATCCGCCAAGCTGACCGACATTAATTTTCTTACTCATTTTGCCTCCAATACTGTACATACTATAAGGGTATAATAAAGATTTACTCTTCTATTATACCCTTATTGAGAATATATTACAATACCCTGTTCTAGTTGTGTGCTACGCCAGTGATTAAAGTGGCAACGCCGATTGTGCCAGCTGCTGTATCTACTGCGTTTACTACAACTGCCCCTGTTTTGTCAGAAGCGTTAATAAAAATAACGTCTCCTTTAACAATTTGACCAGCTAAGTCTGTGTGGTTAAAGTAACCAGAGCCTGTAACTGTAGCTAATGCGTCTGCGGTTGTAGCGTAGAAAAATATTTGCTGTCCTTTAGCTGCTCCAGCTACGTTAGCAAATTGTCTTTTATCTAGTGCCATTTATTTTATCTCCTAAAGGTTAACTACTACTTATTTTTCTAATAAAAGGGGCCGAAGCCCCTAATATTAAGATGATACTGCTGCTTCACTACATCCAATTTTGATAATACCTAGATCATCGATGATTATAGCGCCAGCTTTGAACTTAGCCCAGTGCTTTACTGTATCTGTATCGTTGTCTTCGAACGCAACAGACTTAGTAACGCTAGGTGTCATAGCCAAACCAACAGCTGATGGAACGAAAGCGTAACATGTTCTGATATCGCCCGTTTTGTCAAGCTTAGGATTGACAATGAAGGTCATATCATACCATTTTCTTCCGCTTACAGCTTTTGTTTCAAGATAAGGCATATCTTGATAGCCAACTGTCTCCGCTTTAGAGAAAGAATCGATGCCCATTAGGTCTTGGAACTGCTTTGTTCCTACCATAACGATCGGATACTCTCCATTTTCAAACAGTAAGTTGTCTGAGAATGTTTGCCAGATTTCTTCCACTTTATCGATGGTCATACCTTCGCTGTTGTGTGCGATTTCCTGACTAGCAGCTGACATTGCGGTTAAAATTACACGATCTTTCTTTCTTTCGATAGCCGCTTTAACGTTATCAGACATAATCAAGGTGCCGTTAACAGTTGTTTTAGATACATCTTGGTTGTCGATCTCAGCTTTAGCGTAGAAATCTGTAAGTTCGCATTTTACTCTTCCGATACCACCGCCGATATCTGGTATTTTACCAAATACAGCTTTGGCTTGTGCTTCTCCGCCAGCTATAGCCTTGTTGAAGTAGGTTGTATCACCAGCATCAACAGGTCTTACTGTAACGAGAGATTCAAATTTAGATTTACTTACTTGGTAAGCTTTTTTTACTTCTGAGGAAAAACGTTCCTCAATTGCAGGTGTTAAAATCATGTGTCCTTTTCTCCATGCTTCTACTCGTACTACATCAATTTTTGTTATTATCTTCTATTTAGGTTGCCCTTTCGGGTCTAACTAAAAGATGTAGATGAGAAACATAGTTGCAGGCACCTTACGGTGGTTACCCTGCGTTTCTCCTCATCGCCTGCTGTCTCTGCGCTTGCTTTAACGTTGCGATTTCTTCATAGAGTTTGCTTGCTCTCTCTTGAGAAGCTGGACTATTATAGTTTCCGTATAGTAGTTTCTGTAATTCTTTTTCTTTACCAGCTAAAGAATTATCTACGTCAGCTATTTCTTGTCCCTCTATATATAATGTATCACCGCTTAACATTTTTGTCAAGCTATGAATTGATTTTATAAAATTAGCGTCTCTTAAAAGACCTGAAGATTTAAGTTTTTCTAGTGAACCTTCAGGAAAAATCCTAGTTAAGTTGGCATTGATTAGATCCACGTTGTCTTGGTATGCCCCTCTCCATTCTTTTTTAAGAACTTGTTGAGATTCTGCGAACTCATTGTTAGCTTGTTCAACTAACACCTTAGCTTTTTCGGCCTCAAGTTCGTAGTACCCATCAACAACACCTTGTGCCTGCTTAGGTGTAAGGTTATTCTTCTTAGAAACACTTTTGAATCCTTCTAGCATGGAGTCATCTGGTACCATACCTAGCGCTTTAAAGTCTTCAGACACAGATATCTCATATTTATCCGGTGTTTCAGGTACTCCAAGTCTAGAATAGAACTTATCTAACTCTTCTGGAGGTGCATCTTCAGCGGGGATACGCACTGAGCTGGAAATAAACTTCTGACTCTGTACATAATTCTTCGCTAAATCTTCTAAAGACTTAACTCTAGATAATTCTGATGATGTTTTTAAATCCTCTGGTAGAAGATCTAACCATTTTGTCGGGTCTATGACTGATGCAGGTGGTTCAGCTGCAGGTGGTTCAGCTGCAGGTGGTTCATCTGTAGGTGGAGTGTCTCCTCCGCCAGTTGGTGGGTTAATAATACTTGGATCTACATCGCCATCTGCGAAGTTAAGCATCATAACTCTTGATAAAAATTTGTTCCTCAACATTTTACGCTCCTTTATTTAATATATTTCCTATAACTTCAGTATGGTCTTCTTTAAGTCTCTGCGCCATACCAAGTATATAGGTTACTACTTCTCGTTCACTACATTCTCGCAGTGCCCTGTTTGATTCTATTGTACCAGATCCCTGATAATAATGGAACCTATGCTTTAAATCTTCCAATACTATTACAGCGTCCTTATTATCCTTGAATAAACGCTCGTATGCTCTCTTAATCCGAGGACTTATACCTCTGGATTTAAGAAAACTATTGAGTAGGTTGTCCGCCATTCGCTTGTTGTGCCTCCATTATGTTCTTATATGCTTTAGATGCGTCTCCAGCGCCTTTTAATTCCGCCTGTTGCTGCTGAAGTCTCATCATTTCTTCTTCTTTTTTAGCCCGTTCTGCTCTTTTCTTCTTGACTTCCGCATCTGTGTACATCATTTTTAGTGGTGCTCCAGATATTTCTCTATAGATGTCTATAGTTGCGTCAATGTTTATCTTATCCATACCACCAACCTGAGCTAAGTTACCGCCAACCTGTAATACTCTATCGATAGCAGTGAGTTGATAGAAGTTAGCGGCCCTTGATAGAGGGTTATCTATAACTATCTCTAGTTTCTGGTTACCTAAATACTTTATTAACTCTTCTGGAGGTTCAGGAAGTACGCCTCTGCGTAGCAATATGTTGAATGATCTGATGATAATAGGTTTAAATAGGTCTGCTTCTAGTGATGCATTCCATGGACTCATTAATATAAGCTGTTTAATTTGGTTTTGCTGTGCTTCATATGTGTTCCCAGCAGAGGTATCCTCTACAACTAGGTCATACATACTCTGTCTAACTAGCTCTCTTCTATCAACAAGTACATCTTTACCTATTGAGTACCCTGAATACTTAGCGATAGGGCTTGCTAACGCTCCCCCTGCAGCCTGATCTGTGTAGTAGTAGTTAGCGGCATTAGGATTTAAATTCAGTGGTCCTCTATATACGCCGATAGGAATGTTATAAGGAGAGTTAAAAGCTACATCCCCTGTCTCTAACTGCTGTGCGGATAGTTTATTTAATGATCTTACGTCTGGTAATGCGTCGATTCCGGGTGAATTACAGTATACATCGGTACCAACTGGACCTAATCTACCTATACCAAATGGTTGTTCTGGTACTCCATCCTCTAATACTAAGTGGTTATTAGTTTTATCTACGTAAACAGAGGCCCATTCCATAGCTTTCTTACCCTTAATTTCTGGGATAATCTCATATGCACTCTTCTTATAAACGCAGTGGATATATTCGTCCTCAGATTCTAGGTCAGCGGATAACGAAAGTTTCTCTTTAACTGGAGCAGATAGTTTTTCTATACCAAACTGCTCTGCCGCTTGTATAGGATTCATAGTTATTTTACGGAACATGAAAGTAACTTTGTTACCAGCCCCAGTTAATACGTATAAATCTCTTAGTGGAATGTTATAAGCGGAGAACATTTCCGCTGTTGGTTCTTCTTTAATATAGATACCAGATACTCCAAAGGCTATCATCTCATCGAAAGCGTATCTTTGGGTAGATATCATAGCTCTGTTCAGATAAGATCTATGAATATCTCCTATAGTTTCTAGGTATT